ACATAAAGGGGATCAGGCTCTCGATGTCTGTCGCGTCGATCTGGTTCAGCGGCCAGTGGAAGAGATCCACGACCACACACTCAAAATCAAGCGTCCAACTGCCGCCCGCGTCTATTTCGATTTCTTCTTGGCGGTCGGCAGGTTCGTAGGGTTTGCCTGCATCATGCCGCTGGCGCGCGCCACAATGGACTGCAACACGGCCAGCATCTCGCCCAGGTCGGCGCCTGCGTTCAACTCTTCGGCGGTCAGTTGCCCGTGGAAGGTTTGCACCACCAGGTCGGCGATGGCGTCCACTTCAACCTCGTTGGCGGCGTCCAGTTCCTTGGTCAATGCGACGGCCTTTTTCAAGATGCCCCAGGGGACGAAACGGGCAACGATTTCTCGGTCGGCTTCCTGGTTGGGGCCGTACAGCGTGATCTTGATGGGCAATGCGGTCATGGCTTCCTTCCGAAGTTTCATTCCCCTCCCCATTTTCGATTTTTGAAAATGGGGAGGGATTAGGGGTGGGGTTTACGCCGTGGCGAAGTCGTACACGGTATCGGCGAACGTCTGGCCGTAGATGTCCATCACGCCTGGGACGATCACCAGGTAGGTGGTGGAGCCAGCCAGGTTCGTGGTCGGGTCGAGCGTGACCACGGTGCGCGCCGCGTTGATCGTGCGGGCGCAGGCCTTCACCACGCCCGCGGCGGTGGTGAGGATGATGCCATCCTCGGCGCCAGAGGCGAGCGCGTTGGCGAAGGTGAGCGTGATGTTGGTCGCGACGTTGACGCTGGTGGCGGCATCCGCGGGCGACGGCGTGCAGGTGAGCGCAGCGGGCGTGCCAGGCGCAGGAACTTGCACGGCAGAGAACCAGGACGCTTCGTCAAAGGCGGTGATGGATGTATCGCCTTCGACCTTCTTCACCGAGCGGTCGTTGCTCCCGTCCACGTCGAACTCATACGTGGTGAAGAGCGCGGTCACCTTCAGCTTGAGGGTCTTGGGATCGGGCGCATCGGCCTGGGTGGCGGCTTCTTCATCGGGCGGGGCGAACATGACCTTCAAGTACCAGTAGTACTTGTAGCTGCCGTCGCTTTTCTTGGCGCGGTAGCCGAGCGCGAAGTAAGGCGGGGTGCCGCCTTCGTCGTACATGCGGCCATTGACGGCGTCCCAAGTTCTGCCGAGCAGGGCGGCCTTGCGGTCGAGCGGCAAGCCTTGGATCTCGATCTCGGCTTCGCTTTCGCCTTCCGAGAACAGATTTTCCATCGGCTTGTTGTCGAAGTATTGCACTTTCGTGCCAACCTTCGGCTTGATGCTGATGTTGGCGACGGGCGCCAGAATGGCAGGCGTGCCAGCCGCGTACGCGCTGACATCATCTGTCGTCACTTCGGCGTAATAGAGATCTTCCACGCCGAGAATGGATTTGAAGTTGTCGGTCATCGAAACCTCCTTACAGGTCTTCGAGATAGTGGTAGTCCCGCGCCAGTCCAAAATGACGCGTCTCGGCGTCACGCGGCAGCTGGCGTTCGGAACCTTTTTGGAATCCCGCCGCTTTCATGGCCGCGTCCACATTGGGAAGCGACGACAATCCAGCGGTGGAAAAGATGGATACTTGCATCACGTACTCGCGCAGCGTTTCATCATTGTCGGCGTGTTGCGCGGGGTCGCCGCTGATCAACGAGTAGGTGATAAACGTGGCGGGCAGGTCGCCCGCGTCAGACTTGAGATACACGTCCAGCGCGTAGGGGATGGCAGGCGAGAGAGTCGCCAGCGCGGTGGCGGTGCGGTCGAAGATCGTGGTCATTGGTCAACCAATCCCGCCGCTTGAAGTTTCAAGGCGATGTGCTTGTTGACGAACGTCCTCAACCTGCGGGCTGCGGGACGGATGTGCGGCATGGGAGCGTTGTGCACGCTTCCAAATTCCACCGAGTTGGCGGCCACGGCGATATCGGCGGGGGTGTACGACAGGTCGCGCACATACCCGACCGCCACATAGTTGTAGTCGCCTTCCGCGCTCGGCGTGTGGATCTTGATATACGGGCGCAGCTTGTCGGACGGGCAGGCGGCCTGCATCGCCGATTGCAACACGGGTCCCACGTCGGCCAGGGCAGAGCGCGAGACAGTGTTGACGTTCACGCTCGCCTTTTCCAGCGCATCGGCGAACTCGGAGAAGTCGAACTGCCAACTCCCTTTCACGTTAGACCGTGCCTTTCACGCGCTCGACGCGGAAGACCGTCCAGCGGTTTTGGTTCTGCACGTTCTCAGGCGCAGAGATGATCTGCCAGCGCGCGCCCGCCGCATCGAGAATCGCATACGATGATTTGATGTCGCTGCGATAGCGGACCGTCACCGTGGCGCGCTCGATGGACTTGCCCGCGTCGCCCAGCGCCAGTTCCTGCCCGTGGTCATGCACCCACTTCGACCAGACGGTCGGCACGGATGCGATGTTCGCCCACGTGGGCACCTGCGCGCCATCCGTCCCTTGCGAGAGGGTGGACGCTTGAAAGGTGATGCGGGTGTTGAGCTCCGCAATGGAGACGGTAAAATTAGGCATCAGAACCAAACCACGCGTTCGGCGGTAAACATGGAGCGGATATTCTGTGGCACGGCGCCCACGTCGCGGCTCTCGTACCAGTAGGCCACCAGCGAAAGGATCGCCAGCTTGATGCGTTCGGGTACGTTGGCCGCCGCGTCGCCGTAGCCCGCCACAAAGCGAATCACGATGCCGCCCGAATCGGCCAGGGCTTCGGCAGGCGTGTTGTCGATCCAGACCTTGCCAGGCTGGCTGTCGGCATCCACGGTGTACTCAGACGCGGCCAGCGTATGTTCCACGCCGTCAAAGTCGGTGTACTTAATCGACGTGACGCTTTGTAGGGACGGACGCCACAGGACGAACGCCCCATCGCTCGGCCAGTCATCGAAGATCTGTTCGAGCGTCTGCGTGATGAACGCCCGCCGCGCCATGCTCTCGCCTTTTTCACGGGCAGCCTTGACCAGCGACGCGATAAGCGTATCGTCGCTAGTCTGGTCCACGCGTAAAAACGACTTAGCCGTTTCGACGGAAACAGGCTCGACGGTCGGGGCGGTGATCAAGCGCAGGGTCATCGGAAATCCTATCGGAGTTCCAGCAGGGACAGGCGGGGGAAGGTCCCGCCTGTCCCTGACATGGATGAATTAAGCCGTGCCTTCGGCCACGTTCACATGCAGTTCGCCGTCCGAGTTGGTCTCGGGCAGGTACTGCGCGCCGTAGCGGATGGACACGCACGAGATGGCGCGCGCCGTGCCCACGTTCGGGCAGACGATGGCGGGGCGCACATAGCGCTCTTTGGGTTCCACGATCTCGATGAAGCCGAAGCCATCGGTGGCGGTGGCAATGGCGACCGTCTTGGACGTGCCTTCGAGATCGGCGGCGGTTCCAAAGTTGCTGGCCGAATCCTGCTGGGCTTTGAGCGCAAAGTTCGCGGCTTCGCCCTTGGAGACGGTCAACAGGAAGATGACGCCCTTGTAGCCCGCCATGTCCACGCCTGCGCCGTAGAGGGTTTCGTTGTCGGCGTCGAGATCCACTTTTTGGATGTCGGGCTGGGTGTCGGTGAAGAAGGTTTTGAAGCTCATGGTCACTCGCTCGCTTTCTTGGTCTTGCGCTTCGGCGCTTCGGGCGCGACGGCGAGAGCGGGTTCGGGCTCAGGAGCCGCGGCCTGCTCTTGCGCGACGGCGGGCGCCTGGGCAGTTTCCACCGCGCTCTCTTTCACGGCAATGGCCTTGTTGGACCCGATCAACTGGACAGCCTCTTCTTTCGAGACGTCCAGCACATCGCCAACGTAGACCTGTCGCTTTTGCGCAATGGTGGGTCGGATGATCTTTACTTTCATGGTTCACTATCCTTTGCCCCCTCCCATTTCTGGAAGGGGGACATGGTTAGGTGAAAATCTTAGGTCGTGGCGTCGAGCATGGCCGCGAAGGACTGCGCATGGCGGACGGCGAAGTCCACGTCCTGGAAGGCAACCACGCGGATGGCGCGCTGGGTGCTGAGGGAGTAGGGATCGACCAGAATGTCGACGCCCTGTCCCCACATGCCCATGACCAGTTCCGCCCAGTTACCGTAGAAGATCGCCGAGCACACGCCGCTGGACGAGCCTTTGTCCAACGTGCTGGAGACCTGGTTGGAGACGAGCGCGGGGTGGCCGTTGAGGATGTTGTTTTCGCCCCAGATGGGGATCTCGCCGTAGGTGGCGGTGCGCATGGTCTGCTTGAGCTTGCCGCGCACGGCCGCGTTGGTGATGTATTTCATCA